GCTTAATATATTTTTCTTCATAATGTATTGTTCGCGGAACATTGCTGCTATTCTACGCTTTAATGTATGGCGATCTAATTCAATTACAATGTTCATGAGAAAATGAAACCCATCAACTAATTCAACCAACAGCCCTTCTTTAGGAGTCCCAAACCCTACACTCCACATTTTAAATGCTCTCGTTTCATTCCAAGCCTCGCCAATCTCCACTAATAATGCACGAAACAGCATGTCTAATTTGTCATTACCCTTATAACCAATGCGTCTATCAAGTTCTTTTTGCATTTCCATTAATTCACTAATATCAAATGTTTGGCTTGTTTCTTCTTTAGTAATGATATGCAAGTTAGTTGTATGTCTCATTGTGCATACACTCCTTTACGATAATCTTTAATAATGGCACCATTCTCATTAAAATATGCAATTTCCCAATACGGATTAAATCTAAACTTATGCGGATTTCCATCTAAAATAACGTACAAATCATTTTTGCAATTCCCGACAATCGTCCCTTGTCTTCCCTGTACTTCGACACGCATCCCGCGTTTAGCAAATGGTATTCTTCTGTAGTTACACATTTTTCGAAATGGTGCTTCTTGTCCAAAAAGTGTACTAATATCTACTACTCCCAGATACTTGCAACTAATGAACCTTTCAAATTGTTCGAATGGCATATCTATAAAGTGCTGCTTTTTAAATTGTTTATAATAGTGGTATTTTGCTTTCTCTTCACTTTCCTTAAACACAATATGGTCACATCTCCACTGCGGAAAAACCGTTGAAATATGATACTTGTATGTAGGAGTATCCATTAGTTTCCCTCCTGTCCAACAAAGGAGACTTTTGACCAATCCATTTCTGCTATTTTTTCTTGATTAATCATCTCCAAAGGTACTTCTAGCAAAAAGCGCGCCGTTTTGTTGCAATTCGTGCATTTCACATGAATAGTTTTTTCTTCTGCGCTTACCATGATTCCGCCAATCCCGTTATCCTCCGTTGTAATAATTGGCAATACAGATGTAACTGGACCTTCATTTTCAAATTCCTTTTCAACCAAACTAGCCAGTATATTCATTCCACATAAGCAAGTAATTTCAAATTTCATATTATTTATCCCCTTTAATTGTTTTATATTTGTAACTATTAGTAAGACCGTCAATTCTAGCTCGTCCAATTCCCACAATTGACGGTCTCTGAGCCTATAACACTTCAAATCTATTAATCGATTTATTATCCTTTGTTTCTCCAATTGCTTTGTTCACCTGCTGTTTACTTTTGAATCTTATCGAATACCCTAATTGCTATAGCTATAATAAGACTGAATATTACAAAAACAATTAATGTATCCTTATCCATAACGGATTAACCTGCCATATCTTCTGCGAAAAAGTAGATTTCTAGTTCTTTAGGATCTATTTGGAACCTTTCATCTGAATTATTGACCAGTACTGCTACAAGTCCCGTTTCAGAATCTTGATGTTGTACAGTTAAAACACGTTTATCGTTACTAACGAAGTCGCCAGGATGGAATTCGTTGTTTTTTCTACCTTTAGCAGCGAATACTCTGCGGCGTTCTTCCCAATACTGCTCATCTTCTGTTGCTTTTCGGCACTGATCAGCAAACTGCCATCCCTTATCTCCTACACTCATAACCGATTCGTTACCCCACGTTCCATATAATGCAATACCGCCATTCTGATCGATAAAAGCAATATCTTCTACTGCTGCAAACATTGTGTAGTCTTTGCCTTCAAACGCTACCCATTCCCCTTTTGCAATAAACGGTGCAATGATTTCCGTCATATTTATATTCACTAAAGTCACTTTCATATTTAATTCCTCCTTAATTTGTACTAAACCCAAAAATTAACGATGTATGCTCCGTTCATTTGAATTTCTTTTCTTGCATAAGTCGTTTTTCCATTTTTAAACTTGACTGGTTTATAGAACCCGTTTTTACTAACATCAGATGCTCTGTTAGCATGTTGATATTGATATATTTTAAATTCATTTGCATATACAACCGGATCATGTCCTGCTCCCCAACTGTCCCAACGACCTTCGACAAACTTAGCTGGATCATCACAAATTGCATAAATACTATCTTCTTCATTAATTACGAGGTATATATCATCCCAATCTTGCATTGTTTTCAATCCATTCTTAATAGCTCTCATTGCATCTAACGCACCAATAAAATCAGCTTCCATAGTAATTAACATCCTTTCGTTATTTAAGATATTTAGTTACATATTGCGGTCTAAATCCACTATCTAAATAGATTCTTAGCTGCTGTGGCTCTTGCGATTCCCTAGCCGCGCAGCAAATCCTCTCTGCGGAATCCCAATGAAAACTTTTGTCTTCACTTCTCTTATAACGCCATATAGCTTTGACATAATCCATGAACATGTCAAAGTGATTATCCTGTTTTGTAGAGCGAGGCAGTTCGTCCGCGCTCCAGACGTCGCATGGAATAATAGCCATGACATCTACAAAGCTCGCCAATCCTCGCCTTTGTTTTACATGCGCCTTCTTTATATCAAAAGGAGCACTTTGTACTATATCTGGTTGTTTTATAGAATCATTCAGTAACAGTGTCAGTTGTTCCGTCATGGTGCTCACCTTCTAACTGCATTTGCAGTGTTGCAGTGAATCCGCGTTCTAATATTGATCCGATAACTGCATTCATCCATAAATGAGTTCCGATCTTCCTTTGTAAAAGTGTTATAATCGTTAGTATTTCTTTTGTAGAGAGTGAGACAAATTCACCTGATTTTTCTTGGTTAAATTGCCCACCACGCTTTTCTATGTTTAAAGTAATGTTATTTTCTTTCACATATTGTTCTGCCTTAATTAGATCAAACTGACGAACCTTATCGCGTCCATATTTGGTAATTAACGCTTTTAACATGTCTACTAAAACATTGACATCTATCACTTTTAATTTGGTTTCCATCTCACCACGGCAAGATTTGCATAACGTTTTTTCGCATCCCTCAATGTGCATATTTGTTACATCGGATTCTGGTATTACATCACCGCAAATATCGCACCATTCACTATTGTCAAACAACGCACTGAACATAAATTTCAACTCCCAACCTTTAATTTTTTATCGTTTATATTTAATGCACTTATTGCATGGCCGCTAGTGCGTTTATGTGTACTAATGTGTTATAATTGCAAATGTAAATTCTTTCTTAACTACCCATCTCGCAAATGGGTATTTTTTATACACTTTTTTTGATTTCTTCTACTATCTTCGAACTTCCACTAACTTCTTCTAGATGCTTAGCAACTTTCAAAACTTCATTTCTTTCTTTATTTCTATTTTGTTGATCACTCTTCTGCTTTTGCATGTACAGGTCCATAAGTTCCGATTCAATCGCAACTGCTTCACTAGATTGTTTGTCGCATAGTGTTTTTAATTCTTGAGCAGCTGTAAACTCACCAGAATTCATTGCTCTTTCACATTGAGAAAGTAATAACTTACGATTCATCATATATTCTCGAAGCTTTCCCTCTAAAAGTTCAGCTCTTTGTACATGCTCAGGAAGCACTCTGTCTCTTATTCCCAATTACATTCACTTCCCGTTCTTGTTTACGGTCATCTTCATCGAGTTTTCGCTCGATGAAGCTACCGCCTTTGTATGCTGCTAATGCTAGTAATCCAAGTCCTAAACCAAAGATACACACGGCATTGGTACTCTCAACTAAGACAATGTCCATTACGCAATAATAAATACCTTTTTAGATTCAATTTCCTCTGCTAATTCAGCAGTTAAATACTCTTTAATGTTGTCAATTGCTTCTAGTTTCCATGCGCCACCGTCCGCTTCAAATAATGCACATTCTGGACCTTTACGCATTCGGAATATAAAATTACTTTCTGGTTGTTCAACTTCAACAAATGTTCTGTATGGCTTTAATAAAACCGGATTAGGTACTTTCACATTCCCTACAGTAGCAACGCCCATTTTTGCTACGACACTTTGAGAAACACCATCGTCACCAATTGTATTTACAGCCTCTTCCTTGACATTTCCAACAAGCTTGAGCATTAAATCACGATCTGAATTCGGTACAAATGCAGACTGTAAACTAATATTAAAATTCTCTACATCATGGTATCTTTCAAATGAAAAACGCGGTAATAATGCTTCTACTTGAATAAAATTACTACGATTATAGTCATTGTTAATTTGCGTGAAGCAAGAAACACTTGTTGGACTTTCAATATGAACCATTAATGGATGATCTCCATCAAACTGCGATTTAATATAGGCAACTAAACCAGAAAGATTATTTACAGTGATTGTTTTTGCTGTCGGTTTCTTAATAACATGCATAGGTTGTGTTGATAACTTTTGTCCATTAATCTCCTCAATACGTGTATTTCCCAATCCAACTACATATTCAATTGCTGCTTTAATCATTTTTCATTTCCCCTTTTCTTTTTTTAGTTAGTTGATTGTTGACGTAAATCTACAACTTTATCGCCTACATCATTTTTTATTACTTCTTCACCTGGATCATAAAAGGTTTGTCCAATTACTCCAGAAACAAGTTCTTGTCCTACTAAATTACCTTCATTGTCATAATCCATAACAATTTTAGATTCAACTTCTGTTGCAGGAACTAACGTTGTTTTAGCTTGTACCTTACAATTCAGTACATCTCGTTGCTGATCACCTGCTACTGCAATCGTAATATTAATTTTCCTTACCTTTTTAGGGTCGGTATTTGGGTCTGCAATGTTCTCCAAAACCTTCTTTAATTCAATATTTACTCTTTCAAATAAGGCCCCATCTGCAAAACTATTTAAGTCAATCATCTTTCTACCTCCTAAGCGGTTTTACTACCGTTAAATAACGGGCGCCATCCTTCTATAAAACTGAGAGCTTCCCCAAAATCCTTTTGAAGTATATTAGGATAAGCATTCACTTGGTAAGCATCTTTTAGGTTCTTCCATAAAGCGGAGTACACTTTTCTTGTTGTAGCGTACAATTCCTTATCTATCTTGTTTTCATTCCATAGATTATGTACTCGTTTATTTACAGCGTTTCTAATTACTTGCTGCTGTCCATAATCAAGCGTGATACGTTTATCTATATCACTTCTCATTTTCTCTACATCTTTTTTCAGACTATCGACTTCTCCATTTAACTCAATAGTCATTTTCATATTGGCCAGGATACTTTCTTTTGCGTTCATCGCTTTAGGTTTGCTGCGAATATATTCTTGCATCCTTTTAAACTCTTGAATAAACTTAATCTTCATTTGAACAGCTTCTCTTGTGTTGTAACTCATAACAACTAATGTAAAGGCTTCTTCTGTCATATCAATTTTCGGATAATAACGTCCTCTGCTCTCATAAGTTCGCTCCGCAAAATTGCTTAGTGAAAATTCGTAACCTGCATATTCCATTTGTTTTCTAATATCTCTTAGTACGTCAGCGTGATTTTTACAAAACACCTCAGCAATCGTTAAACTATTTGTTACTGCCTTTCCATTAACTTCAAATACTAACTCAGCATGTACTGGCGTTTCATTTACTGCTGCTAATTGATCCATTTTACTCTCCTCATCATTCGTTTTTTGAGACGTCTCATTTAGAGACCTGAAAGGCAAAAAAATATACTACTTCATCAATTCATCGATGGTTACTTCATACAGATTAGCTAACAAAGACAATCTATGTAAGTTAGGTTCACGTTTTCCTGTTTCTACTTGAGAATATGAATTCCTATTTGTGTAACCTATTGTTTCAGCTACTTCAATCTGTGTGAAACCTTTAGAAAGTCTAAGTTCTCTGATCTTTTCAGTGTTTAATTTCATTCGGTATCACCCTTTGTTCGTTTCGTTAAATTGAGTATATCACAAGAGGTCTCTTTTTGAGAACCCCAAAATTATAAAAAATAAAAGTTTTTAAAAGTGTTGTCATTTCGAGAACATATTTGTTAAATTTAAGATATAGGAAATGTATTTATATAATTATTTTTAGTGTTAGTAAATAAAAATTACTAATAAATATTAAGGGGAATATAAAGTATGGATTACAAATTAATTAGTAGACGTGTGAAAGATATAAGAACTGACATACTGCGAATTAGTCAAAGGGAATTTGCTGAAGCTTTAGGGATACAGAGTAGATCAGCTGTTTCGATGTGGGAAAATGAAGAGAGTACAAAATGCCCATCTAAAAAGATGAGCTTAGAAATTGCAAAACTTGCTAATGTATCTGTTTCTTATGTACTAGGCGAATCAGATGAGAAGAACCCTGACGTCGCTGCAAAAGACGAATGGGAAAGACTTATGATGCAAGTTAAAACAAAATCACCTGAGAAGCAAAAAGAACTTTTAGATCTTATTACTAACTTAGTTAAGATATCCGGCGATTGATAGCTTTAGTTGCTACCAACCGCTTTTTTTATTTCTGCTAGTATATCAAAAGATACTGAATCCCCTTTCTCAGCACTGTTCATTACTTCTTTTAGTACGTCCCCGAATTTATCTACTACAGTTTTATTCTCTAATTTCTCCATCCCTAAATCCTCCAATGTAATCTTTATAGTTTGTGAATCATTCACATACTTTCGAAGTTAGCTTTTCACAATAAACTTCGAACGCCCTCTAAAATCAAGAAATGCGATTACCCCTTTTGGATAATCGCAACTCTACATTTTATATTAAATTTTACCAGCCTCCGCCACCTGGTTCGGACATCATAGCAACTTTAGGCTCAGACATTGTATATTCTTTTTGATCTATCTTGTAATTAATATTAAAAGTAATCATACCCACAAAAGCTAATATTGGGAGAATCATTAAGTATTTCTTCAATCAATTCACCTCTTTCACATAAGATTATTATACCATTTTTTGAATATTAACCCAAGTATATTTTAGGGAGATTTGCGTAAAAAAGGCTCTTTTTTTCGATAAACATTCTATGTGAGATTTCGATTAATTCTCGGTCATTTCTTGCTAAACCTAAGAAGAGTGTCTGAAACTCATTAAGATAACCTTTTGTTTCTTTCATTTTCAGTAAAATAGACTCTGACGCTTGATAGTTACCTCTCTTAAATTCTAAATAAGCTTGATCATCATCATCCAAAATATCAGGCAATGTATCTAAGTCTCGGTAATGATGAATCTTCAAGAAAATGATTGTGCTTTTTATTCTTTTCTTCTTTCTTTCTATGTCTTTATCACCTTCAGAGAAATTTGTTTCCAGAATTAAAAGTGATTGTTCAAGGTGAAATTTCGCTCGTGAATAACTTTCAAATAAAAAAGACTCTCCGATATTATATAAAGAATTGGCTTTTTGAATTATAAAGGCAGGATTTTTGTCGCAAATTTCTAATAGATCATTACAAATAGCACGTGCCAAATCAACTTTATTTTGCATCATATAAGTTACAATTAAACCCTCTTTAATTCTTGCTAAGTAACTATCACGTTTGTAATTGTTAAATATTTTTTTAACTTTAGTTTCGACAGGAGTTATACGCTTGAATAACCTTTTATATTCTTTCATTTGGTATAAAGCTTGGCACATCAAAATACTAGTTAGGATTTTCATCTCATTTGTTGTAATTTCATTTTTACACGATTCAAGATCATCATAAAAATCTGCCGGTTCATATTTTTCATTAACTTTAAAATGTGTATATATAATATCATAAACCTTCGCGCACTCTTTGTTAGCGATTGTTGGAGAATTTTTTTCTGACTCTATAAGTTCTTTCAAAGAATCGAATTGTCTTTGAAATGCAGCATATTCAAAAGCTTCCCGTTTATTTTCCGGTTTTGCAAATGCTAAATAGTCGGATATCATCTGTTCTTCCATTGATACAAAAGATTTATCATACAGTTTCATAATGATCTTTACTAGATAAATAAAACTAATTTCTGTTTTTCCATTTAGTATGCTTGATAAGGTACTTTGAGCTATTCCTAAATACAAAGCTAACTCACAGTTAGTAATTTTAGATGCGAATAAATCATCATTGATTTTTTTTAATAAGTTCTTCATAGTTTGCTCTTTTGTTTTTACTATTGTACTTTCTTGCATCCCTTTTGCTCCTCCCATTGGAACAAAGACTTCGCTCGTTTTCTCAACTTTTTTAAAGGAAAAATAATACCACAGTAATGATTTAGTAATATCGGCATGTTATAATGTAAATGTTACTCGTGTAGTGACCGAAAAGAGACTTATGGCAGATGTTCCCCTCGTGAGTCGGGCGAACGGTGTAAGAGTGGGCCAAATCACTCTTACACACGCTGTGAGTCTTTTTTTCGTTCCGTTTTTTATTGTTATCATAATACCACAAATTTCCCAAAATTCTGTCGTATAATAGTCTGAAAACTATTGAGAAAATTGAAAAACCGCTTTGTATCAACGTTTTATGTATTACATGGAATAAAAAATGCAATTATGCATTTCATCGTTTTTTGAACCTGTATGAATATTTTACCACAAATACGAACTCTCGTTCCTTTTATTTCTACACAGACTCATAATGAATCTTCACATAACATAAAGGTCACATAATTAATCATACCATTCGAATATATACCATTATTACCACTCGTTCGCTTATAATTGTCGAAGATTATAAAGGGCGGTGAATAGTCATTGCTTAGCGAACGACTAGTATACTTTCGCAAGAAAAACAAATTAACACAAAATGATGTCGCTTACCGTTTGAATGTTGTCCGTTCAACATATACAAACTGGGAAGCAGGACGGTCTGAACCAGATGTATCAACTCTCATTAAACTTAGTGATATATACAATGTCAGCCTCGATAACCTAGTTGGCAGGACATATCGAATGCCTCCACAGTTCGAAGTCATTTTAGATCAAATATCCGATTTAGATACAGAACCTAAAAAGAAAGCGCTCAATCTTTTAGTCGAATATACTTACTTAATTAAAAAGTATTTCATGTAGCTATCACACCTTTCATTTTCGCTTGTAAGCAATTTTAAATTCAGAAATGATTAAGTCCATAGAGATAATGTAACGACAAAATTTACAGCCTTTTAAACTCTTATATTTAAAATCCGAAGCATTGACACCTTAGAGAACATTACGCTCTCTTTTTACATATAACCCAAAAATGTAACTATTTGGATTGTTGCATTTGAGTATATAGTACATTTGGATTTTAATATAGACTAGCGGTAAAATATTCTTGTAAAGTCAGAAATTAGTGAATTTTTGACTATTTCCATTGATTTTATGCGGTTATTCGGAAATATGCAATATTACATATCCATTAATTGTAATGTAAACCATGTTTTACTCGTATCAACCAACTCAAGGAAATGCTATAATCCGCTTTGACTAACTGCTACGAAAGCTCATGCCATTGCTAACGTTTGCAGTTTATCATCCACAACTAGGGCGACTCCCTAGATTGCGGTACCATTCCGCAGCCCTTAACAATTTGTTAGGGGCTTTTTTCATTTCTGTTCGACAAAATATGACAATATTATAATTAAATGTTTGCTATGATAAGCTCGGAAATCTTACATTTTACATAACTGGAGGTAATAACATGTATAAGAAACTTGGTACCTTAGCTTTAACAGGCACATTAGCTTTAAGCTTAGCTGCATGTAGCGAAACTGAGGAAACTGCAAAAAAAGTATCTAGCGACCAAAAAACTGAGCAAACAGATACTAAAAAAGAAGATAGCAAAGAGTTTAAAGTTGGTGAAACGATTCAACTAGGAGACTATAAATTAACAGTTTCTAATGTTGAAAAATCCCAAGGTGGCGAATTCGACAAACCTAAAGAAGGACAAGAGTTTATAATTGCTAACTTAACCATAGAGAATGGCGGAAAGAAAGAAATCAGTTACAACCCATTCGATTTTAACCTGCAAAATAGCGAAGGTAACATTGTAGACCAAGCGTTTACAATGGTTAATGAAGAGACTCAATTGAATTCTGGTAAATTAGCTCCAAACGGAAAAATCACTGGAACTATTGCTTTCGAAACAAAGAAAGATGACCCGAAGCTCCAATTAATCTTCAAACCCAATTTTTTATCTAAAAAAGAAGTGAGAATTAATCTACAATAATTAAATAGGAGTGTTTATTTTGAAACGAACAACTGAATTTGTATTAGGACTTATTGGTGGTATTTTTGGAGTATTAGGTGCTGTTTTAGCTTTAATGATAGGTGGAATGGGAGCAGCATTTGAAGCTGAAGGAGCTGATTCTATTATCGGGTTAGGTTGGGCTGCGGTAGGTCTATCTATTTTAGGAATTGTTGGATCTATAGTCGTGAGAAATAAAGCCAAAGCTGGCGGTATCATGATGACAATCGCAGCAATCGGAGGATTTATTTGTATCTTCGTATTCTATATCTTACCAGGTATTTTATTATTAATCGGTGGATTAATGGGAATCTTCCGTAAAGATAAGGCTTCTGCATCTGCATAAAATGAGCACTCGAAAGAGTGCTTTTATTATTTCTCAATGAATAATATAGATAAATATGGTAAAATAGGAATTGGGTAGTATTCTATTAACTCTCTCGTTATTAAAATTAAAGTGGTTATCAAGTCGAAGGAAGGCACCTTAGGGTGTCTTTTCTTTAGGGAATTTATAAATGCTTCATTACGATATAAAGACTCAAATCAATACCTTTAGGTGTGAAATAATAAATTCAACTTGTGGATATCCTTACTTATCCACAAAGAAGACCGTCATTTATTTGACGGTCTTCTCTTTTACTCTTCTTTTTTCAACAAAGTTCTGCTATCATAAAAAGAGTAGATATATAAATTGCAAATGTAAATTTTTCATATAAATTAAAAAAACAAATAGAAAAACCCCGACGAAATTTTCAAAGGTTGATGTAAGTTTGTCCGCCTACTAAACCGATGAAAATTGGAAACTGGAGATCGAGGTTTGTATGAACATATTTAAAGTTGTATCGCTACGTCTATGATAGCATATACTTTAAAAAATGTGAACTACAATCCTCTATTTTCCTATACCCATTTTTGGGCGGGGTGGAAATTGGAGGATTTTTTATTATGTCAAAAAGCAAACGTGACCGTCGTATTGATGGTGAAAAAGCAAGTAAAGATTTATATTTTCAATTGTTTCAGTACTTATTCTATGAACCAAAATATAGAAAGCTAGATAACAATGCTCGTGTCTTATATTCTATTTTACGTGATCGTTACAAACTATCTGTTCAAACTTCACAAAGTAAAGATACATACGTGGATAACGAAGGATATATTTATTGCATCGCTGATAACACTGAGCTAAGTTATATGCTTATGGTATCAGAGCCAATAGCTATCAAAGCTAAAAAGCAGCTTCATGATGTGGGCTTATTGGACGAAGAACCTGTAAAAGATGGCGCCAATCGTTTGTATGTATTAGAACCAGAATTAACAACTGATAATTGGATGTATAAAGCTGAAATAGAGGATCTACGAAAAAAGAAAAAGGCAAAAAAAGAGGAAGAAAGAAAAAAACGAAAAGAGAAAAAAGCATCTGAGAAAGCAAAAAAAGAGGAAGAAAAAACTCCACAACCAGTTGGTGACTTAAAAAACTTAAGTCACCAGGAAAATAGGGGTTCATCCGAAAACGGTGACTTAAGAAATTTAAGTCACGTGACTAAAGAATCTTTAGCGTATACAAAAGTATTTAATATACAGAACGATTTTAATTACTTTAGTAAGTATGTAGGTAAGAGTATCCCTAATCTCATTATTAATTTTTATAATCAATATTTCAAAACAACTAAGTACGCAAAAATTGAATTAACTAAAATGTGTGAAGAAGAAAATGCAGTATTAGTATTCGAATCAATTAAACGTGCTATTGATGGAGAAGCAGATAAACCTATTGCATACATAAAGAAAACTATCGCTAATTGGAATGCTGATAATTGCGAGACATTAGAAGATATTCAAAAATACGAAGAAAAACATCGTAATAAGAAAAATCAAAATAAAACTAAGGGCAGCTATACTCCTAAAAAGAAAACTGTACGTAAAGAAATGGTTCCAGAATGGGTTGGCGAGGAAGATACTGGATCATCAACTATGGAAGACAATGGACAAGCTTCTGAAGAAGAGCGTAAACGTTTAGAAGACGTATTAAAGAAATACAAAAAAGATTAATGTCATATAGGGGATGAATACGTATGCCGAGAAAGTTCAAATTTACTGAAGAAGAACAATTACGATTTGATCACTTTGTTACAACAGATGAATTTGCAGAAGTATTAGCTATCGCATGGAGATACGGTTCCAAACGAAATGACAGTTTCTCAATAAGAAGTCAAAGAAAATGGATTGTTGCTCGTTTTTCAGAGTTGGTTGAAAGAAGTTGGTCTATAAGATATTGCGAATATGGAGGCGATGAACCTTATTGGGAAGGAGCAGTATGTTTAAATCACCCTTTAGTGAACATGCTAGTTGAAATGGGATGGTCCCAAGTTACTAAAGAGGAGCGTTCTTTTCCGATAGGCGATTTTAATGAACTAGTGTTCGTAAAGACTTTTATTCTATTATTACACGATTTAGGAACAATTCGAGAAAAAAGAAAAGGTAGAATGATAGTCCGTCCACGATTACGAATTCATGGATCAGTTGATGTATTAAACAATATTGGTCGGGTCCTCAACAATGAATTAAATGTTGGATTTAAAAAATTGCAAAGTGATCAAAAGGTTCCAAGAGCAAAGACAGTTTATTTTCAATCTAAATTTGAAATACCCAAGATTTTAGAATTTGTTGGAGCTGTAGAATCCTTAGATAAATTTAATTCGCTTGATCTAGGATCTAGGGAATTAATGAGAGTGTGAAATTTCACACACCGTACTATTTTTATATCTTCTAAAACTCAGTATATAGGGGATTTTAAGGAATATTAGGGAGGACAAGCTTATGGCTTCCCTACCTTTCTACACGCATTTTATAAATTTAGCGAAGCCATTGCGAAGACTAACGACCTCGCAAAAAGTACAAACCAATGGTTAATCAATTGTATTTTGTTGTTTTTGGCATATTTTATTGAAACCTAGCGTAAATATCTGTTAGAATCAAAATACCAATGATTAATCAATGGTTATGAAAGGGGAATGTATATGTTATTAGGAAATCCATACGCGATTGACTTAGGAAATGGCTTTACAAAACGCGCTTCAAAGAAAAATAAATCACTAGAGGCAGATGTTATTACAGAATTATCTGTGTTGGCTCCTGTAGACGACTACTACAATGAAGCTAGTTTCACGAAAATTGAACTAACAAACACTGACTTCCCATACTACATAGGAGAAGAAGCTAGAAAATCCAAACTACCATTAATCCGTGCCCTTGGCGAGAATAAAGCGAAGCGCTATGAGGATCCAACATTTAAGAAGCAATTATTTGGATTCATTGCAAAAGACTTTAAAAAGAACGTTACAATTCCGTTACTTGTTACAGGTCTTCCAGTATCACACTTTGGTAATCAACGTGAATCGATTCAAAAAGTAGCTATGGAAGAAACAGCAGTAAAAGTAAATGGCCAGTTAATCACAATTAAAGTGAAACAATGCTTAGTTATTCCGCAACCCGTCGGCACTCAGTATTACTTAGTGAAGAAAGAAATTATTAATAAAGAAGATCGTATTCTTATTATCGATGGTGGGTTTGGCACATTTGATGTTACTGATATGTCTGGTAATGCTGTTATTGATCGTTTAGGAACTGAATTAGGCTGTGAGAAAGCATTTATGGCTATTGAACAAATCGTTCGCGATAACATTGGTGAAACACCTGATTTAAGCGTGTCGAACATGCACTATATTCTTGAGAATGGCTATAAGTACAACGGCTCTCTATACGATTTATACACTCATAAAGACGTAGCTGAGAAGGTTGATGAAGAGTTACAACGTCATTTTGATGCAGCATTACGTGAAGTTTCTCAAAAGTTCAACTTAGCTGTATACGATAAAATCGTCTGGACTGGTGGAATGGCTGCTCTTCATAAAAAGCGTATTGAGAAGAAAAAAGAGCAATTCCCAACATTTGCGGTTCTAGAAAACGGTCAAGAAGCTAACCTATTAGGATACTACTATTTAGGATGTGATGTCTTTGACAAACTTACAAAAGAAAAAGCTTCAAATTGAGCTAAATCCAAACAATGACAAGGTTCTGTATAACTTCGTAACTCGATTAGAGGAACAAGGTAAAGGACAAAAAGGGTATGTAAATAAACAAATTAAAAAGAGATTAGAAATGTACCAGGTACTTGCTGAAGTTGCAGGAGAAGAAGATCCACTTCAATTAGTTAAGAAGTTACTAATCAATATAAATACTCATGGCATACAGAATGATGCAGGAGTAGATGAAAAGCCTTCTGAAGAAGTCGTTGATAATGCTATGGATTTACTAGCTAATTTAGATAAAAGCTTTATGTAAGAAAAATTTTACTCCTTCCTCCCTCCTCTCAAAAACAGCAGGAACGATAGCATGTTGGAATTATGTCCCTGAGAATACAGAGGGGGGAGGAGGTTGAATTTGAAAGGGGAGAGCATCATGAGCAATGTTAACCCTATGTTTAGTTTTTCTAGAAAATCTACTACAATAACAAATCAACAACCTCGTAAAACTCGTTCTGACAAAAAGAAAGATGTAAAAATCCCCGTAAATGAAATACAAAGACAATTAATAAGATCTTCAGCGTTCCAACAAAATATAACTACTACACAATACATGTCTAAATTGATCACAGAACATCTCGGAATTGATTATATTAGTGAAATACATGCGTATGAATATAAGGACACCAAAAAGTACATTCACGCAAAATTGGAGCAAGGAGCGCACTCTAAGCTTGTCCAATTAGCGATTGAATGGGGAGTTTCGCAAAGAGCAGCTGCAACACGTATTTTATGCTTTGCATTACGCACCATGTAGGGAGTGAGCGCATGTATAGTAAATACGACGTTATGACGAAAGAAATACAGCTTATGAGTGCTAGTAATTGGTGGGAGCGAACGAAAATTGAATGGAAGTTAAAAGAGAAGTACCGTTTTGAAGTGAAGATGCTCAAAATTTACTTATTTCGAATGAATATTATTATCGAAGATATGGAAGAGGAAGATTACGAGTGTAATGCTAGTGATCTAGCTGAGATACTTGTTGAGGACTTTCTTGAACATATACGCTCTAAAAATAGTATGGAGCAGCTGTATCAAATCCTAGAGAGCAAGAAACATTATACGGATTTTAATTTGGAGTTTAATGAAAATGACGATCGATACGGTACAATTTCTGTAAAAATTGATAGACGGATATTAAGACGAATTGAAGTGTTTTTTTCGGATATGGCTCATAGTTTCCCTATGCACGGTTTTACAGCTGAAAAATTAATCAATATTCTGATGTGTGACTACATGCGGTTTTATGCTGAAGAACCAGGGAAGAAACTATCTTTGTTGAAGCGAAGATTTTCATAGTGTTTAAATTTCCTATTTTTGAGATGTTTAAAAAATGAAATCTTTGACCACTCTTGTACTAAGAATTTAAAACAGGAGTGATAAAATGGGATGGCTTATTTCTGGTAAAGGGAGAAAATCGAAGCTCTCCAATTTTCTGGAGAAAAACAAAATTACTCAACAGGAATTAGCGGAAAGAAGCGGGGTAAGTAAATCGACTATTAGTCGTGTATGCCAAGGAGATAAATTTTCGCCAACCATGAAAAATGCACAAAAGATTATAAAAGCATTGAAGAAATTAACTAACAAAGATGTACATTATGATGACTTTTGGATGTAGCTCCGTTAAAAACGGGGCTATTTATTATTAGAAGTAATTATTTTGTTTTTGGACATTTTTTTACTATAAAAAAATGTTAGGGTAAAAGTGTCAGTCCGTCCTAACAAATTTTTAAAAATTAAAACCCCTTAAATACAGGTTATAAATGAGCAAAAAAGTAAGAGTTTGGACCCCAACTTCAGCGTACATATTTTACTATCATAATTAATATAATTCATCTCTTTATTTTTGTTAGGATGGCCTAACAAAAGTCCCCTCAAAAAAAGGGGGAATGTTCGTTTTCCTACTGTATGTTATGATGGATTTGCGGTTCTTATTTGTTCAACAAGCCAAGTAGAATTACCTAAATCGCACACTTTCTGAATGTAGCACATCCTTACTACTCATAAGGTGTGCTCCGCCTTTGTATAAAGATAAATAGGAGGAGATAAACGATGCGTGATGTATATCCGGTCAAATATTATAGCAAAGAAGGATTTGTAGAACGAAAAATAGAGATTAACGAAGAAGATTTACAGAAAATCATTGAAGATTATTTAGATAGGCATGCAGACTTTGATTTTGATGAACTTGAGGTTGTAAATAACCGTCCTATGAATATTTGGTTATACGCAAAGTGTAGAAAGTATGTAGATGAAGAAAATCCTGAAGATGATCAAGCTGTACATGAAGCAGAATTGGAAATCACAGGAGATTATGACGGAAATGGTATATTTTAAAGGGGTACGGAAACGCTTCCTTTTTTGGGGGTCACTCACAAAGTATGAATATATTTAAGCATTGTATTGGGTCATTGCTATACATACCTCGTATTTTATAAGAAAAAGGATACGTTATTTGATTAACGTACCCTTTTTTATTTTTTTCTATATTTTTCTTGCTCATAGATACTGGCTGCCATTCCAGCTCGGAATAAAATAAATGCTCCATGAACTACTAATGGGACTACGCCACCATTTGTTTTAACTTACTTTACATACACATAGGCTTCACTTGCTGTTACATAGTATGTTTTATTTTTCAAACTTCACATATTCACCAGAAACCCATTGGTCGCCGCCAACATTATACCAACCGTCTCTATATCCCCAAGATTGATATCTTTCACTTTGGTACACATTTTTTACGACACCATAGTTAGTTCCTGGACCAGTACGAACACGTAATACATCAGCTGTAATAGTTACTACACCAATGCCATCATTTGAAGGTTTAGAAGGAGCTGGTGCATTTTCTCCTGTATAACGAATATATGATGAATCATTATATACCCACTGATCGCCACCCAAGTTTAGCCAACCATTTGACTCACCCCATACTTGGTAGCATTCTCCTTTACCTAACTTACGAATAACTGCATATCCAGTTCCAGGTCCTTTTCGTAAATTCACGTTATCGCCATTAATGTAAGCAACTTTTGTACCATCGTTTGAAGGTGGAATAGGAGTTGGCATTACTGGACTACCTCCACCGTTATATGCATTTTGGACTCTTTCAATAAAACTATTCCAACGTCCTTCTGCTAACATACGATGAGGACAATACTTTCCACTCCATGATTGATGTGTGCGAACTTTACTAATTGGAATATTGTACTGTTTCATGAGCCCAGCTACGACGATAGCTGCATTATCCTCCGCTTTATAATATCGATCTCCACCACTTAGAGAGTAACAGATTTCAACTCCAATAGATTTACGATTTCCGTTACCGCCACCATCACCGCAATGCCAAGCGTTACGCTCTAAAGGAATACCTTGTACAGCTTCTTTATCGTCTACCGCAATATGAAACGATACTTGGTTATCATTACGAATCATATAAGCCACTTCGTTATTTGCTGTAGCATCGTTATAAGTATTGTGGACAGTAATGAATTCTGGATTCATTGTATAAGGGCACTTAGTACCATATTTGCTTGCATCAACTAAATTTTTTCTGATTTCCATTATTAAACATCTCCTTTTAGTGTAAGTCATTTTTTTCTAATACATTTTTTTGTTGTAATCCTTTGTTGCTCAAATAGTTGTTCTTCCACGCCATATACAAAGTGAATGCTCCTGTAATTACAGCAACTAAATCATTTGTCATTTTGTCATCAATCGTTTGGTATCCCACAAGATTTAAGACACTATTAATCACAGCAATCACTAATACGACATAGCGACTAATTGAAGCTGCATCAAAGTTCCTCATACTCTCACCTCCTCCAAATAAAAAAAGTGACCGTATATACGATCACTTCCCTGCGAATTTAAAAAGAGCCATTATCCCACCGGTGATAATAGCCCCAACTACTGTAGTACCAATCCAAAACACTAACTTATCTAATCGATCAATTCTTAAATGAGCACTTTTCGCTGACTGCTGCGCTTCAATTGCAACATCCTTAACATTACCAAGTGTATCTAGTTTGGTTTCCACTCTGGTTAATCCAACTAATAATTCTTTAAAGTCATCATTTTTTTGTTCTGACATTTATTCAGCCTCCTTTTATGCTGCGAAATAACTTGGGTCCATTCCAAATATCTCTGCAATATCTTCTTCACTTCTATCCTTCAGATAAGATTCAGTCGTTGAAATATCAGAATGATTAGCGAGTGATTTTAATTTTTCAAGTGGAACACCTTGTACTTTTAAATTATCTAATCTGCTATGGCGGAAACAGTGAGGATTCATTTTAAATTCCTTCCCTTCCTTTTTGTTCAGCATCTTAGCAAATATATCGCACCAATAATTAAATACACTCTTGTTCAATCTCTTTCTCTCACCATTCTTATACACACGCACAAACAAATCTGGAATAGTATCCTTACCTCGCTGATTTATATATAAACGAATGCATTTCTGCACCCGGTGATTGTAATATAATCTAAACTTCTTACCCCGTTTTCCTCGTACCACATTTGTATAATATTGTTCTGTCAGCCCTTCTTTTTGAACCTGGTATACCTCATTCTTTCTAGCTGCACTGTAATAAGAAAGTGCTAAATACGTTGCTAACATATATCTTTCTTGTGCTATTAGCTCATCGATTAACCACTCAATTTGTTCTTCTGTTATAAAAGTGATTTCTCTAACTGGATTCTTAGGTAAACCACGTACCCGTGAACCTACATTAAATTCATAATCATAGTCATCATCATCCGCACAAAACTCTAACGCGGACCTTAATGCACTCATTAATCCGTTCACACGAGCATTAGACATCCTCATATCTTGAAAAATAATAGATAAATTTCGAATATCTTTACGCGTTAAATCAATAAGATTTTTATTTCCGAAGTGTTGATGTATTAGAAACAAAATAATTCGTAAATCCCAACCGTATTGCTTTAAAGTGCTTGCCGCTTTTCCTTGTGCTTTCTTTTCAATCAGAAAATCTTTGACTAGGTTTTTATTTCCTTGGCTAACATGCTTTTCGTAAATTGCTTGGTCTACTATTCGTTTCACACTAATCATCTCCTCAAAATAAAGAGAAGCGATATCGCCCCTCTTGATCTATGATTTGAATTTATTCAAAGCCGTACTTTGCGCAAAATAAAAAACAGCTTATGGCTGCTCTGGTTTCTCATTTATTAATTGTTGTACTAATACCTTTAATTCATCAATTTCAGCTTTCATTGAAACTTTCTCAAGTTTTTCTGCTTCAAGTTGTTCTTTAAGAGTGTCAACTTCCTGCTTCCACATACCGTGGTCAAATTGAAGATTTTTAACTTTAAAGTCAACTTCTTGTATTGCTTGAATAGAAATTGCAACCGAGCTATAAAGTGTTACAGCGTCTTTTTGTGGTGTGGTGAATACATCGTCAGAGTCCTCCGCAATCATACCGTAATTAATTGGTAGTGTAATAGATTCCCCTGACTCGAAGCGTTCAACATCTCTTATAAAGTGATACTGTTTGATGTTTACAGAGTTGATTTTATCTAAAGCAGAGAATGGAAGGTCTTCTATGTCCGTTTTAAGCGTACGAGAAGAATTAGGGATAAATTCTTGCGCCCACATACGTCCTGTAGCAGATATATTTTCTTTAGCTCGCAGTGTTCTTAATTCTATATCTTTCCATCCTTGGCCCATCATATCTTTAATCTGTAATCCGTTGTTATAACCTTGTACAAAACTTGATCTTATCATTGCATTACCCATGATTAAATCATGATCGGTGGCGCCGTTTATGAAATGTATTTTATAGTCACTGCCTTTTCTTTTGAAAGTAAACTGCCCCGCGTTATTTGTAAAAATATGCGGCTCAGTTGTAGTTACAGAGAAGTAACCATATCCTGGAGCCCATCCTTCAGATTCAAAAATAATATTATTCAAGTTTTGAAAACGAAATTGTCCATCTGAATATACGCTCAGATGTCCACCGTCATTATGCATTTGAATATAGTTTGACCAAATATTAGTTCCTTCTGCATTTTCTCCTTTAGAAATCCCAAATTTTGCATATGCTTTAGAAGGTTGATCGACTCCATTACTTCGCGGCATGACTTGATAAATATAAAATGATCCTGTACCAGCGTATTTTCTATTATCAGAACCAAGGACTAATGAAGGTTGAATACTTCCATCATTTGTTTCCATAAATCCTATATAACCACGTGGCTTATCTAAATCAAAAATCTTCATGTCTTGTTTATTTATTTCAACAAATCTGTTTCCACTCGTTTTAAGTGTTACTCCTTCTAAAACTTTTCCTTTGATATGATTTGCTGTAATAAAACCTACTAAGTTAATTCTGTTCGCATTCAAAGTAATGTTTTCTTTACTCATATTGAATGCTGCGATTACATCATTTTCTTTTACTGATATACTAACACCCTTTTCAGTTAACTGAAGACGGGTTTCCATATCTCTTACATAAGATGATGTGGCAAATTGCCCATTTGCTTGTTCTTTTGTATATACCTCTGTCTTTTTAGCCGAAGCATTGATACCCTGTTCATTGATAGTAAAGCGGTTATCAATCAAAGTCATTTTTTGATTAAATTGCTCAGTTGCAAGTTTGTTAGCTAATTCGCCCAATAAATCTTGATTATTTTTATTAACTGTTTGCTTCAACTCAGGTATCTTAAATCCAGCAACATAATCCTCTACTTGTTTAAGCTCCACTTTACCTTCAAGTGCTTTCGCAGTATTTTCCCAACCAGCTTTCGCCTCTTGTAATTGTCTTCCTTGTTCTGTCTGCGTATTTTGTATGAAAGAGACATTTTGTTTAATGGTAGTTGCATCTTTTTCTACAGTAGCAACACGCTTATCAAATCCGGCTTGGTTATCCTGCACCTTAGTTACAGTAGATTTTACACCATCCACACTTTGCTCTAATTCATATGTTGACTTGCTGAAGTCTGTTGGAACAGAACCCTTTTCTAGTTTAGCTTTCTTGAAACGAAACCTTTTCCCTTTAGATGCTTCATTTCTAGCAAAACGAATTCTAAATCCCCAACCAGTAGCACGAACATCGATTTTAAACGTCCATGACTCACGACGCCAGTCTTTAGCTGGCACAGGCTTTTGTACTGACTCACTCCACGATCCGTTGATGTATTGGAATAAAATAAAATCTAAAAGCACATCATTTTGAATGTCTAAAGATATTGTTATATCTTTCCCTTTTTCAAAGTCTCCTATCTTAGTATTATCTAGATGGAATTGATAAAAGGCGTCTGTATGATCTTGACATTCAATCGCTACGTATTCGCCAGGCTGAACAAATGATGTAACTTTATTCAACACCGCGCCACCAATCATCCCGATTGTTTGAGGTCTTTCGTTTGGGCCTGTATTGATTAGCCAGTTTTCAACGCCTACAGTACGAGCCTCAACCTGTTCTAACTTTGTCGAGATTTTCCCAGCTTCTGCTTTAATTTCAGTTGTAACTTTGATAAATTCGTTACTGTCTGCCTGGTCTTCAGGTGCAGGTCTCCACGGATAAACTTTTTTAGTTAACGATAGCATAGGTGAAGTTTGTTGGTATAAAGCGCCTTTAGGTATTGATTCAGCTTCGAATCTATATACAACATTTGGATCAGCGGCATCAGATCCGACTGGAATTGTTACCGAAACTCTTTTCCATTCTCCATTAACTGTTGTTTTACCAGCACTGTTAGGAAAGAATACTTGTGTAGATTCCCCACCTATCATTCTAGCTGTTACAGAAAATGTTACAGTATCACCAATTTTTATTTTCCCTCGCTTGATTAATTCACTGGGTTTAACGGCTATACCTTGCCATTCTGTATCAGTTTGCGCGATAGCATTCCCATTGTACGTGTCCTTAATAACAGATAGGCGAGCACCTTTTAAAGATAATTCTTCGTTAGTTGTTAACGTCTTAGTTCCTCTTACAAGGTTGATAACATCATCATCAAGGTTATTTACATTCTTTTCGATTCGTTCGATGGTTTGCTTTGTTCCATTTGCATCTTCTTCAACTTTATTTAACTTTTGAATTGTTTGTGATGACGTTTTGTTGATTTGTTCAATGGAACTGGAAATACCGTTAATGTTTTGTTCTGTTTTTACTACACGATCTGTAATACCGTTTTGATCTTTTTTAATATCGGATACAGTACTTTGTAGCCCTTCAACGCCTTTTGTAGTCTCAACGATTGTTTTGTTCATATCTTCTTGAGTACCTTGTATACGTGTGATTGTTTCTTTAGTTGCCTCGTCACTTTCTTCAAGCGCCTTAGTTACCTGACTGACTCTTTCTTGTTCTCCTTTAACAGCATTGAAGTCTTTTTGTAGATTGTCTGCTTTCGTTTCAGCTTCTTTAACTCTAGCATCTAGCTTTTCCGCACTAGCATTAATATCTTTTGTCACCTGTTCCAACGTTTCTTTCTTAACTGAATCAACATCAGGTACGACCGATTCCCAAGCTGCGCCTGTCCATATTTTCAAAATACCAGGCTTTCCATTGCTAATATCACGCCAAAGTGTCTTATAAGGTCTAAGCCCTGTTGTCGGTGGATTCTTTGCTTCAATGATGTCTACCGTGTTATTTTTAAGATTCTCTTGTACTTTTTCAGCCAATGTTTTCGCTGCTTCGGATTCTTTCTTAGCATCACTAGCTGTTTCATTTGCATCTTTCACTAATTTATCTAACTGATCCAGTATTTCTTGTTTCTCACCGAATTTACTAAGGATTCGATTGTAAATCTTTTTTAATTCCTCGTTCGGATCAGTAAGTTCACGATAATCACCAAACACATATTTATCCTGTGTAGGATCCGTAAAAGATTCATCACCAGCAATTACACGTGCTTCTAGGTATAACTTAGGAGTGAAGCCTGTATCTTTGATTCGGATTGTATCACCCTCGTTAATTAGTTCATGTGCTAGTCCGAAAATACGTCCAATCGATTGTGCTTCTACTACATAAGAAACGGAAGTATTGACTCGTTTCCTTAATTCTGTTTTCATGAGAGTCATAAGCCGCTCTGGTGTCATATTTTGATCTTCTGTTTCTGGAGTGTAGAAACCAAATTTATGTTTACCATGCGCATTCCATCGCTGAAATGCGTCATTATCGACGATGTAAGGTAGTCCTTTATTTATGCTCTCCACCGTGATAAGTTTGTCACCTTCACCTCGTACAAATCCGACAAGTGCTGTGCAAATATCTCTAGAATGTTCAATTCTTCTAACCTCAACTAAATCTTTTCCTAGAGTTACTTCCTTGCCAGTTTCTCGCCCTCGCTTCTTTATCATATCTACGTACCAGCCGGTAATCTTGGAACCCATTACTTCGACGCGATATTGGATTTCTAACTCAAACAAAGAAGCAATTTTCTTTAAAAAAGTGAGAGGATCAATAAATTCGTCGATAGTCATAGTGTGGAATGAAGAATAATCCGTTATTCCACGTTGCCATTTTGAATCGGCAAGAGCGATATCAATAAACGTATTAACTGTTTCGCTCTCTATACGTTGAGGTTTAATAATCCCATCTTTCGCTATTTGAACCCAAGCACCAGACGAGTGTACAGTTAAAGATCTATCATTTGAATCTTTTTCTACTTCATTGTTAATAACATACGGAACAATGCGACCATCTCGTACTTCCTTTAAAACCAAGTTCTGCTGTTGTAATGTAATTGCATGTGGAGTGCCGTCAAAAGTTGTAAAATCAAATATATCAATGTTATTTTTGATTTCCCAATGACGGTTATCAGCCCAGTAATCTTTTGGTTGAATAGCTGATATAATTTGATCTGTTTTAAAATCAACAACATGAAGTAATCCACTTGGTGTTCTCATCTAAAACGCTCCCTATATGTAACCTTTGCTGTTCCAATATCAGATGGCATAATTTCGATTATATTAGCACCTTTATTAATAACAGGAAAATTACTGAAAAACTCTTTTATGTTAATCGCGTTTTTCCCTTCAATACTGACGTGAGTGTTCTCTGTATCGATCACTACTTTATCACCAACATCGAATATATAAGGTGGTGTATTTTGATTATTTAAATTTACTTTCCAAAATTTCAAATCAGAAACTGTCATCGCTTCTACTGGTGGTACATCTTGCCACTGCATGATACTAATCTGGATTTGAGCTGCTTTTTCCATATGCTTATTGTCTTTATCAGTCCATCTCGCAAAGCGTTCTGAACCATCTTTTTCTGTTCCAGGAAGAAATTTTGAAATATAAGCCTCCCATACATTTCCGGTCCTAGCAATCCACAACCTACCATAATACTGATTCCATGTATTTGGATAATCACCACTCTCATAAATTAAACCTGTTTTTCCTGGTTTGTTATCGTATCCAATAACCATCGTTCCAAAATTTTGTTCGGCTTGCCAATAGAGATCGTTCATGGCAATTTTTGAAAGAACTTTACTGTTTTCATCGAGTATCGCTATCTCAACTCGTCCCATTTCATTGATTTTCTTGCTCTTACAAGTAACGTAAGCTTGCATGATAAAATCTTCTACTGGGCCACCAGGGATACTTTTTTTAACAGCTGCACCGTGCCATCCTTTTCCCGTTCCAAAATCAGAACAATAAAATTGATATTTATCTGATTTCATTTCACCAACCGGTTCCCCATCTTCCATTGAGCTGACTTTACTCCATCCGACCGTAGTGGCCATTTCATCCCATATAAGCCTTTGATTCCTTTCTACAGGCTTTTCCACAGTTTTTAGCGGCATCCCAATACGAAAATAATCTCGATCACTTAAAGATACCCCACCAAACCATACATCTAAAAAAGTGTTCGGTTTCGTAATTTCAATCTCAATTATAGGATTAGAATGAACAGTACCTTTATTTTGAACATTTGCTATTAACCCACGTCCATCCATTTCAAATTCTACCGTTTTAGTAGGTCCTAACTTATATGGCATTTCACAAACAAAAGTAAGGACTCCTTCTCCTAAATTCACTAATTGCTGTGGGTCAAACGATTCATCAATAAGGGCCAAATACGTGCGATCTTTTTCATCATCAAAGATCAGTTCTTGAGGTTGATCTGTAATAAGCCAATTAGCTATTTCTTCCTTTAACTTTTCAGCCTCTTCCATAGATTCATAAAATAATGCAACCGGTATAATTATTTTTCTCATTTTTGTTTGTGTTCTTATCAAACGCCCACCTGGATAGTGAGGGACTTCAAGGAATGTACGTTCCAAAGGAGCCCATGCAGGGCGTTTTTTACCCTGCAATGGGATTACATTTGAATTTCTTTTCCCGTTAAAACTAAAGAAACTGATTCCAGTCATATCATCACCTACCTAAAATACTTTCAATCTTTCTTTCTCGCTTTCTTGAAACTTACTAACATCTGAGTAGATTTCCTTTGCTATTTCTCTGCCGTTTAAATTAACTTGCAAAATAGTTGGACCTTGTGATGCATATTGTTGTGCTCCAGCTTGTTGAGTTAATGGTAGAGACCCCATTATTCCGTTAGCAATCGCGTCGAATGTTTGTTTGCGAAGCGGTAAAACTGTTTCATCATATCCTCTTGCATCACCAACACCAATCAATGTCGGATTACCCGGTTTAATTAAAGCGCCATTCGCTGCCCATTTGACGTCGAAAGATGGCAAACCTTCATCAGCCCAACGCGCTGGGTTTAATGATCCGTTTATATTAATCTTCGGAACAGGAATATGAACACCACTAAACATGTTCTTAACGCCTGTTTTGATTTTATCAATCCACTCCATAACACCTTCCCAAGCATTTTTAAATGGGGTTGCGATTGCATCTTTCACTTTTCCGAATACTTCTTTTATCACTGTAAGGGTGTCTCCTGAGCTTTTAAAAATACCCTCGAACATGTCAGAGAATACCTTCTTTACACCATCCCAAGCTTCTCCAAACAGCCCTTTCATTTTGCTGCCTATTTTGCCAATGATGCCAAGTACCTTTCCAACACCCCATATTTGAATGAAATTCCAAATGAATTCCCATGCTCCTGATAAAATCTGTTTAATGGCATCCCATACGCCGGTCCAATCACCAGTCAGCAAGGAAGAAAATAGTTTAATTGTCCCTAAGATGATATCTAAGGCCCCATTTATAACGCCTTTTATGTTTCCCCATACATCTTCAATAATGAATAGAACAACAGGCATTACAAATTCAATAATGCCTTTTATAAGATCAAATGCATTTTTTACAGCTTGGACAATCTGATCCCCGTTTTCTTTCCAAAACGCCGCAATCTTTGCTATAATCCCGTTCACAAATGACATCACATCTGTTAATAAAGGCATTAAGTAAGGAGCTATTGTATTGAATACACCTTTAATAAAATCCCAAGTAGCCCCGATTATTCCCATAATTACAGGAGCAGCAGCTGAGATTAGAGATTGTACATTTTCTATAAAACTACTTAATTGGGCATGTACATCCTGAACGAACATGATAATATCCACTTTTTGTTCTGGAGAAAACCCTAACTTATCCAATAAATTACTAGCAGCTCCCCAATCACCAGATACGAGAGCTTTCATAGTTTCTACACCATATTGCACTGCCGCTGTAGTTTCTTGTATAAACTGAATTGCATTAGCTGAAAACCCTAGTTTAGTAAGGATGTCATAACCTTCAACTAGCGCATTCCTATCCCCAGTTGCAGCAATCCAGAATTGCTCGATAGCAGCGCCAACTTGTTGGATGATTCCAATTGCATCACGAAGTGGTTCGAATACTTTATTCATCGCTTCTTGACGTTGGCGAGTTTGCTCAATACCCTGTTGAAGTTTCTGGTATTCAACTTCAGATTGGTCGAGGATTTTATTGGCTTCTTCTTGAGTCATGGTCCCTTCCTCGACCTTCATTTTTAACTCTTCTTTTTTCTGAGCTAACATACCATCGGCATTCATCATATCTTCAGCGTGCTTCTTAGATAAAGCAAGTTTTTCATTATACTCTTCTTGCGTTATCTTCCCTTTTTTGAGATTCATATCAAGAATGGCTTTAGATTGAGCTAACTGCTGATCAGTTTGTTGCATTAGCTTAGCTGCTTCAACAGCTCTACCAGATGGATCAAGCCAGTCAGTAAGAGATTTAACAGCACTATTTGTTCCGTTTGTCATTGCAACAAGTGCTGGTTCAACATGCGAGAAAACAACAAGTCCTAAATTTTCTAATTGTGATTTAACGCCATCAACTGCACCTGATAAGTTATTTGCCATTGTTTCAGCCATAACCTTTGCAGAGCCTTCAGCAGTTTCGAGGGTATTTACCATATCATCAAAGGCAGGTTTACCACCTTTAATAACTTGAATCCATCCTGCATACGCTTCTTCACCGAAGATTGCTTTTGCAGCAGCGATTTGTTGAGCGTCAGTTAACTTCCCGAACCCATCGTGTAATTGACCGATAATTTCATTCATTGGTTTTAAATTACCTTGTGAATCCTTTACAGTTACATTTAATGCTGATAATGATTTAGCTGCTTCTTTCGGCGGGGCAGCTAAACGAGATAATCCGGCACGTAATGCAGTACCAGCCATAGAAGCTTTGATACCGTTATTTGCAAATATTTGAGCAATTGCTGCCGTTTGTTCGATGTTTAAACCGAATGTAGCAGCTACAGGAGCTGCGTATTTCATGGTCTCGCCGAGTTGTTCAACATTTAAGTTGGCAGTCGCTTGGGCTAACGCGAATACATCGGCCGCTCTTCCTGCTTCAGAAGCCTTCATTCCGAATGGTGTCATTGTATCTGTTACGATATCAGAAGCCTTTGCAAGGTCTAATGCACCAGCAGTTGCTAAATCAAGTAGTGGTTTACTAGCTGCAATCATTTGGTTAGAATCCCAACCTGCGAGAGCCATATATTCATAGGCCTCGGCTACGTTGGTAGCAGACCATCTGGTATCAGCACCAAGTTTACGAGCGTTAGCCCCAAGCTCAGCCATTTGTAGTCCGTTCGAACGCGAAAGAGCTTCTACCTTTGACATTTGTTTTGTGTACTCAGAACCAACATGAACTACACCAGCAACTGCGGCACCGACACCGACAGCGATGCCGACTAATCCGCCCATAGCTATAGCAGCTCCACCAACAGAAGAACCTAAACCAGCTGCCGCAGCACCAACTTGACCAAATCCACGACCTAAGATACCTGTGGTCCTTTGCCCGCTTCTTTCTGCATTAGCCAATCCTCTTTGTAACTGATCATCCTTTAAGAAAATTGACCCAAACATCTTAAATAATTCCATTTATTCACCCGCCTTTCCGCGGATTTTTGCAACACGAGCAAACACTTCTTCTTTTGTGAGTTTCTGTTTCGGTGTTTGTTCGATTGAATCGTTGTATTGTTTTACCTGTTCTTGCGTTGGATTTTCGCGCTTATGTTTAAATTGAGGGAATGTTTCATTACAGTACGGTTGTAAGGCGCACCATTCTTCCCATAACATGCGGTCCATCTCTTTTTTCTTTGCGGTGAGATACAAATTAATAACTATTTCTGCATCCAAACTCTTTATGTACTCCATATTTGGATAGCGAGAAGCTAACGTATCGATGAAGTCTATTTCATCAAGTTCACCGCATTGGAAAAAAGCTTAACCAATCCAACTTCTGAATCTTTAATTGCAGTAAACAACTTAACTAACTCTTCTAAATTTAAAGTTCGTATTGTTTCCCAATCTGGAGATGTTTTTTTATCATTTTCATCTTCATGAACTAAAAGTCCAGCTACAAATTCAAAGAATTCTTGTTCCGCTTCTTCTAATCCGAAAATAAACTTCATGATAATGTCGTACCCAAAAGTCTCTTGTGCAGCTAATACATCAGCTTGTGTTGCGCCTTCTTTATTTCGTACGCCCGTCATTAAATCTTTAAGTAAGTTAATATCAACCTTAAATTTCGATTTCTTCAAAATACGAACTACAGAAAATAAATCTCCGCCATGAATTTGTCTCACTTTGTATTCTTTTTCTTGAATTGCAATAGTCACATTTATTCCTCCTTAAAATAAAAAGAGCAGGGATTTTCCCTACTCTTTAACCTGCTGGTATTAATTCAGCTGCTTCTGTTGCTGTTAAAATACGTTTTTTCCATGGTACTTTTCGAATGTTTTCTGGATCACGATGTCCTGTGAATGTCACTTCTGGAACAACTTCACTTTCGTTTTCAAATCCTAGCTCTAATGAACCGTCAGATAATGCGTTATATACGATAATTTCAACGATATCTCCACCTAAAGTTTCGCCAACCCATGCTACGTTTTTAAGATAGCTATCTTTTGTTAGACGTTCTGTAGCTTCAATCACGTCGTACTTAATTGTTTTCCCGTCTTTTGTAACAGTCTCTTCTGATACTTTTAAACCCGCAATAAAATTTTTGATTTTTTCTTTATCCAAAAATTCAAGTGTCTTAAAACTAATTTGAGTTTTTGATTTTGTAATACGTTTCATCCCCATAGTGTCACCTGGAGAACCATCATATTCAATCTCTTTAAACTCTGGTTCGTATTTAAATGAGCCACCGCCTTGTGTAGCGCCTACAGGAAGTTCGTCTTTTTCTCCATAATTAAAGAAAAATGCACCCCAATCTCCGAATAGGACATTCTCTGGTTTTGGTTGTGGAGCTGCCATATAATCAACCCTTTCTATTGTTTAAAATAAGTTCGTAAAATGAATCGCACTTCTTTGCGTCTAATATTCGGGTCTGGATCAGGTACTTTCTGACTTGAAAGATAAGAAATAGCAGCACCAAATTCAGCGCTGCTTAATCTTTTTCTATGAAGATTGTTTTCTAGTTTCATAATCAGTTCATCTATTTTACTAAGATGAGCAGAAGTACCGTAAATATCAATTGTAAGCATGATATTCTTCCGTCCCCATGGTTCTTTATCATCGTTAACTGTATACACCAGATAAGGCATTTCAGCCGTTGTTTTCGCGATTTCATAGTACGTGTCTTTATGAATCTTTTTCAATTCACTGTGTAATGTATTTATAAAGTCATTCATGGTATCTACCTCATTAATGACGAATAGGTTCGTGTTGCAGCTTGCGTAATCATCGGTTTATTATTCTCCGCTGCAGGTCTAAGGAATGGTTGAGCATGTTGCCCTTGCGTTTTAACCATTTTCCCCGTTTTTGGGTCACGGTACATCCATGGAGTTTTCCTCCCGTCACCATCAACCGCATAGACTCCTGTGCCCTTCTCGACGTATATGCCATAGTCAGCGGATGTACCAATAACAACCTTTTCTAGTTCCGCTTTAGAACTAATACTGCTTCTTAAATTTCCAGTATCTACAGCAGCTAATAGTTTGGCTTTAGAACTAACAAATTGACCAACAGCAGTATGAGCCGCTTTCTTTGCAGCTAAATGCCTTGCCATAACAGCAGCTCTATTTGATTGGAATTTCATGCTCATATGGCAACATCTCCAATTCTATTTGAAAAAATCTACCTGCATTCATTGGATCACCGGGATAAGTAACGCTGTATACTTTATTATCAATAACTAATCTATCTTGAATAGTTACGTCAAATGGAAAACAGTAAAAGAAATGTGTACTTTCCTCTTCTACTTTCTTATTACGTGCATCCTTTGTCCCTTGAATGGCATCTAGTACACCTTTTACAGTGTTTATTACTCTCCATTCTTCTGTAGGATATGGTCCATCATCAGAACCATCATTACGAAGTACTGAAGCATCTTTACCAAACTTACGAATCATCGATTGAATCATAAGACACGTAGCCTCACTTTCAGCCCTTTCGTAATACTAGCAGGATAATCTCCAATATCATCATAAGTAACAGAGTAGTTACCTAATGATTCACTTTTCTTCCCTTCTCTCTCCTGTTCCTTATACTGATGAATCACCATTTTGGAAATAATACCAGGATAAGCAGGAGGAAACTCAGGTATTTTTCTATTCGTATACTCAGCAACCACAAGCATTGTATCTTCAATATCCACTAATAGATTTTCAGGTTTTTCATTAGGCAGCTTTATTTGTACACGCTTTAAAATTTCTATTTTCATATCCATCTAATCACCTACTTGTGTAAATGAAAAAGATGAAAGGCTTATTAAGCCCCTCATCCTGCTGGTGGTGCAGTTGGTGTAGTTGGTACGATTGTAGCCGTAAGCACTGCTAGTGATTCTTGACGAAGAATATCTCCACCATAAACCATAAGGCCACGAATACCATCAGCAAATGCACCTTGTAGACGCATTGCTTCTGTTTCATCTAATTGTTTACCATACCCAATAGCGGATTTATGAAGTCCAAGAATTTTATATTTACCACCAGATCCATGAACTTCTTCAGACACAACGATTTGTGAACCGTTGATAATTTGACCTTCAACAATACCATTTTCTAACACGACAGGTTGTTTAGTAAAACGGTCATCCTTAGATAACAATCCAAGAACTTGAGAGTTAATAATTGTGAAGCGTTCAGTTTTAGGTACTTTTTTAATGTTTAAAATTGTATTTAAGTCAACGATATAGTCGTAAGCGTTTTTTGGTGTTAATTCAATTGGAGATTTATCGCTACCGATTAAGTGTTCCTTAAGAGCTTCTGCATACTTACCTAAAATAAAGGTATCAACTGTTTCCTGAAGTACCGCGCCAGCTTCTTGTGTATGCGGATCGATTAAATTACCTGCTGCTTGTACTGCATCTACATCATCTACTTTGAACGCAAAGTACTTTTTCTGATCCATATTAAGTTCTACTTTAGAAGGATTCGTGTCATCCCATTCTACTTTTCCTTCATAATCTTTTACATTTACTGCCCCGACGCGGTTGAAGATAATTTTGTTACCTTCGATTTTTGTTGGTTTTGTTGTGATTAAATCAGCGATAGAACGCTTGTGGAAGTTCGCCATTAAACGCGCTTCCCAAATTGTTGGAATAAAAGTTGCTACTGACATATATTAATTCCTCCTCATTATTTCCATGTTTTCATATCTTTTTGGATTTGATCCCAGTTTTCGTTAATTTCAGACTGGTTCATTGTTGCTACTTGTTGACGAGTAAACACAGCGCCACTACCAGAACCGGCATAGACTTCGCGCCCTGCTGCTTTAAACTTCTCTGCTACTTTAGCTTCTAATGAAGTATTGAATAACTCATTAAGCTTCGCCACACGACTTTTTGTGTCATCTGCATCAGCACCGATAACAAAGTCCACAAATTTGAGGTCTAATCCTACTTCTGATAACGCCTCAGTTGCAGCCCACTGCATTTCTTTTTGGTGTAATACCTTTTCTCGTTCATCATTTTGCTCTTGGAGTTGTTTCATTTCGTATTCCGCTTTTTCTTGAGCGGTCATAGAAGCAGTACGGAAGCTTTCTAACTCTTTTTTAGTAGCGTTCAATTCTTTCGTATACTTGGTACGCACTTTGTCTTCTGCTGATTGAACCATTTTCTCGATAAACGCTTTTGTCGCTTCATCTAACTGTGGTTCTTTTGTGTCATCAACAGGTGGTGTTTGGTCATCTGGTGGCGTATCATCTGCAGGTGGTGTTGGATCAGAAAAGAATTGCAGATTTGATAAACGTAATGGTAATTTCGTTACTTCCTTTTCTTTAAAAAACTGTAACTGCTTATGTTTTTGTAAAATATTCATCATTTTTCCTCCTTTGAGTTCCTATGAATACGCCCTATTAAGTTCATAATCTATAAGCCCTCAAGTGTTTTTATTTGTATTATTCAACAATCATCCAATCTTCAGCTAAAATATCAGATACACTTGGAACCCACATCGCATGAGTGCCATCAGCACAACGTAATTGCAAGTAAGGTCGTACCTTAAATAAATCACCTTCATTTAATCCCCAAGCTTCTGCCGTTTGTTTATTACAAGGAATTCCATCAGGATATCCTTTTTGATAAACAGCAAACATATTCTTACCGTTCCAACCTTTACGTGACAACTTATTGCCACTTTTCATTAATTCGAGTGCTTTTCCAAAATTCATTATT